CGCATATAGTAGTTCCGTATAAATAAGGTCCGCTAATAGTATTTAAAGAAGTAATATTAGTTCCGCAAATATTTGTTGCCAATAAATTAATACCTGTAATATTATTACTTAATACAATATTACTACCACATATAGTAGTTCCGTATAAATAAGGTCCGCTAATAGTATTTAAAGAAGTAATATTAGTTCCACAAATATTAGTTGCTAATAAATTAATACCTGTAATATTATTACTTAATACAATATTACTTCCACATATAGTAGTTCCGTATAAATAGGGTCCACTAATACTATTTAAAGAAGTAATATTAGTTCCGCAAATAGTTGTAGCATAATGCAACGGACCACTAATAGTATTTGTAAAAATAATATTACTACCACATATAGTAGTTACGTATAAATAGGAACCACTAATACTATTTAAAGAAGTAATATTAGTTCCGCAAATATTGGTTGCTAATAAATTAATACCAGTAATATTATTACTTAATACAATATTACTTCCACATATAGTAGTTCCGTATAAATAAGGTCCGCTAATAGTATTTAAAGAAGTAATATTAATTCCGCAAATATTTGTTGCTAATAAATTATTTATTAAATTATTATTAATAATACCAGATACATTTATCCATTTAATATTTGTTCCAGTTGAAGATAAAATATATCCTGAATTTCCTATAGAAGAAGTTATATCTATTAAAGAACCTTTTATATTTAAATTATTAGAAATATCTAAATTACTGAAAGAAACATCTGTAGCTTTTAATTTATTAATATTGGTAAAACCATATAAAACATTTAAATTATTAGAAATATCCAAATTATTTAAGGATGTGTCTGTTGCTTTTGTTCTTTGTAAATTAGTAAATCCTATAATAACATTTAAATTATTGGAAATATCTAAATTACTAAAAGAGACATCTGTAGCTTTTGTTCTTTGCAAATTAGTAAATCCTACAGTAACATTTAAATTATTAGAAATATCTAAATTACTGAAAGAGACATCGGTAGCTTTTGTTCTTTGTAAATTAGTAAATCCTATAGTAACATTTAAATTATTTGAAATATCTAAATTACTGAAAGAGACATCGGTAGCTTTTGTTCTTTGTAAATTAGTAAATCCTATAGTAACATTTAAATTATTTGAAATATCTAAATTACTGAAAGAAACATCTGTAGCTTTTAATTTATTAATATTGGTAAAACCATATAAAACATTTAAATTATTAGAAATGTCTAAATTATTTAAGGATGTGTCTGTTGCTTTTGTCCTTTGTAAATTAGTAAATCCTATAGAAACATTTAAATTATTAGAAATATCTAAATTACTGAAAGAAACATCTGTAGCTTTTGTTCTTTGTAAATTAGTAAAACCTATAGTAACATTTAAATTATTAGAAATGTCTAAATTATTAAAAGAGACATCGGTAGCTTTTAATTTATTAATATTGGTAAAACCATATAAAACATTTAAATTATTTGAAATATCCAAATTATTTAAGGATGTGTCTGTAGCTTTAGTTCTTTGTAAATTCGTAAAACCATATAAAACATTTAAATTATTTGAAATATCTAAATTACTGAAAGAGACGTCTGTAGCTTTAGTTCTTTGTAAATTTATAAAACCCCCGCTAACATTTAAATTATTATAAATATCTAAATTATTTAATGAAACATCGGTAGCTTTTAATTTATTAATATTTGTAAAACCATATAAAACATTTAAATTATTGGAAATATCTAAATTATTAAATGATGTATCGGTAGCTTTTAATTTATTAATATTTGTAAAGCCATACAAAACATTTAAATTATTGGAAATATCTAAATTACTGAAAGAGACATCGGTAGCTTTTAATTTATTAATATTCGTAAAACCTATAGTAACATTTAAATTATTTGAAATATCTAAATTGTTTAATGATGTGTCGGTAGCTTTTAATTTATTAATATTGGTAAAACCATATAAAACATTTAAATTATTTGAAATATCTAAATTACTGAAAGAGACATCTGTAGCTTTTAATTTATTAATATTTGTAAAGCCATACAAAACATTTAAATTATTTGAAATATCTAAATTATTTAAGGATGTGTCGGTAGCTTTTAATTTATTAATATTAGTAAAACCATATAAAACATTTAAATTATTTGAAATATCTAAATTACTAAAAGAGACATCTGTTGCTTTTGTTCTTTGTAAATTAGTAAATCCTATAATAACATTTAAATTATTGGAAATATCTAAATTACTAAAAGAGACATCTGTAGCTTTTGTTCTTTGCAAATTAGTAAATCCTACAGTAACATTTAAATTATTAGAAATGTCTAAATTATTTAAGGATGTGTCTGTTGCTTTTGTCCTTTGTAAATTAGTAAAACCTACAGTAACATTTAAATTATTAGAAATATCTAAATTGTTTAATGATGTGTCTGTTGCTTTTGTTCTTTGTAAATTAGTAAAACCTATAGTAACATTTAAATTATTAGAAATGTCTAAATTATTAAAAGAGACATCGGTAGCTTTTGTTCTTTTAATATTGGTAAAACCATATAAAACATTTAAATTATTTGAAATATCTAAATTGTTTAATGATGTGTCGGTAGCTTTTAATTTATTAATATTGGTAAAACCATATAAAACATTTAAATTATTGGAAATATCTAAATTATTTAATGATGTGTCGGTAGCTTTTGTTCTTTGTAAATTAGTAAATCCTATAGTAACATTTAAATTATTATAAATATCTAAATTATTTAATGAAACGTCGGTAGCTTTTAATTTATTAATATTTGTAAAACCATATAAAACATTTAAATTATTGGAAATATCTAAATTATGAAATGATGTATCGGTAGCTTTTAATTTTTTTAAATTAGTTAAACCTGTGGAAACATTTAAATTATTAGAAATATCTAAATTATTAAATGATACATCAGAAGCTTTTAAAAAATTTAATTGTCCCAAAGAACCGATGCTCCAATTTCTAAATGGTGTTAAAAGTTCAAAAATATTACTTGAAGACATTATATAATTATATATTTTATTTTTATTTAAGTATAATTTAATTCTTCAATACTAATATTATTACCATTTAAACTTAATAATATTTGTGGAAAATTATTAGAATTAATAGAATTAATAGAAGATATGGAAGTAACAATATTAGCTTTAATATAAAAATTAATTAAATTACCGATATAACTATTAATAATAGTAAAAAAATTAGTAGAAAATAAATCATATTTAAAACTAGTATTTTCTGTTCCTAACATATATTGCCCTATAATATTTTCGGTTCCATTATTAATAGTATAACATAATGCAATACCTAAAATCATATCATAATAATTAGAAGATAAATAATTAAAATTCACATATATTTTATATGTGCTATTTATTCTTTGTGCGTATAATGAAAGTGATAAATCATTAATAATAGTATAATTAGTAGATTGTATAGTTAAATTAGAACGAGATGAATTATTTAAATTAGTAGAGACGATTTGAAATATTTTATAAACGGATTTAGATGCAATAACATCTAATGTAAAATTTGCGATACTTTTAGAACCAATATATTTATAAAAAGTAAAAACGGGTTTATTATTTGTTAAATTAATTTGAAAGATAGGATTGGTTTGTATTCCATTAGAGAAATTAATAAAATCACTAAAGAATAGAATACCTGTTTTATGGTCAAAATTCCAAGTTCCACCTGTTGGACCGAAAGGCATATTAGTTAATGAATTAAATGAAGTGTCAGAAATATTATTTAAAGCGATTTGAGAATATAGATTATATAAATAAGGTTGATAAGTAATACCATTAGAAATATATTCATTATAATTAAATTGTAATGAATTTGCTAAAATATTATTATAAGAGGAATCAAGTTTATACCAAGAGGCGCCATTATCATTTCCTAATTGAGGACATTGTTGTAAAATTAGAAATTGAAATCTTCTAACAATACGAAGACTATCATCAACGATACTACATAAGGATAAATTAGAAGGGTTATATGTATAATTAATAAAATCGGAAGGATTTAAACCGATTTCTGAAGCTTGTCTAGCTAATCCATTATTATTAAAATCAGGATTTTGTGGTATAATTTGAACTAATAATTCTTCACCTTTTAAATAATTATTGAATGGAACAGCGGTTTCTTCATACCATTCTTTATAATTAGAAGTATAAGGAAATTCAAAATTTTTTTTAATTAATATATTAGTTTTTTCATCAGTATTAAAATTAGAAGTAGCCATTATATAAATAAATTATATTATTTTTCATTTTCTCTCTTTTTTGAAATTAATATTTATTAAAATTCGATTTAAAAATAAAATAAAAATTATAATATATTTTATTTTTATTGGGAGAGAAATAAAAAAATATTATTTTTCATTTTTTCTCTTTTTTGAAATTAATATTTATTAAAATTCGATTTAAAAATAAAATAAAAATTATAATATATTTTATTTTTATTGGGAGAGAAATAAAAAAATATTATTTTTCATTTTTTCTCTTTTTTGAAATTAATATTTATTAAAATTCGATTTAAAAATAAAATAAAAATTATAATATATTTTATTTTTATTGGGAGAGAAATTAAATATTTTGAATTCCTATATATATAGTTAAATCATCATTTGTAGAAAAAGGATTTACATATATACCATAATCTCCATTACTATTTAAAATTGCTGCTCCATAAGAATATGTTAATGTATTATAATACGATGTATTAATACTACCATTAGTAGTCCAATCTCCTCCAATTGGATTATATGTTTGTTTAAAATTTCCTATACGAATATAATTATTAGAAGTAAATGAAGCGGTACAAAATCCAATAGCAGTATTATCTGTGGAATCAAATATAGAATTAATAATATTAGTTGAAATAATAGAAGAAAACATAGAAGTAAATGATAAATAATTCATACTTCCATAATTAATTCTAGAATAAGTATTATTATTAAATACATAATTATTAGTATTAGAAGTAGATTTATAAATTCTAAACGCAATAAATTTATAACCATTATTAGATATATTACCATTTAAATCATAACTAATAGAACCTTTAATATAATAATTATTAATAATATTATTATAATTAAAATCATTAGTAGCGGGATATAAATTAGCAATATTCAAATTATTATTTCCATTACTTTGAAATAAACCATTAATAAATAATAAACTATAATCTTGCATTATAGTGGAATGATTAGTATAATGTTTTATAATATTGTGAAATGAACCAATACCACTTCCTAATAAGGAAATATTACTTAATTCATATAAATTAATAAGAGATAAATCAATTAAACAACTAATAATTTGTCCGTTATTAGAAGTATTAAAACTTAAATAATCACAATAATGATTATTAATTAAATTATATGAATAACTATTATTATTATATAAATTATATACATTTTCAGACCAATCAATATAATTATTTAATGTTAAAATAGATGAAGTATAATATATATTGGTATAATAATTATTAAATATAGTATTTAATTGATTATTTGTAAAACTATAAGTTCCTGTAGAATTTATCATATTAGTATTTAAACTTAAAGAACTGGTAGAAGAACAAGAAGTATTATTAATATTATTAATAGTAGCAATAATTCCATTTCCTACAACATACATAAATTGTGAATTAATATAATTATATGTTCTTGACATACTTAAATCAAATCCTGCAACACTTGGTATTCCCATACAATATAATAAATTATTAATATTTGATGTAGTAATTGCATTTATTGTGGGTGTATAAGATAAATAATCAATATAAATATTATAATAAATATTATTATTAGTATTATTATGATTAACATTAGTAATTCTATTATAATTAAAATTAATAGAATATGGATAACTGGAAGGTTGTCCTATATTATTACTAATATCTGTAACGTTTATATTATTTAATGAAAAACCACCAACCAGTCTAATACCTTGATTATTAATATCTCCTTGATACATATCATATAAAGAATTTTGAGGAATAGATATATAATTAAAATTATTATTATTAAAATAAACGGTTCTTGCAGATTGATTTAAATTAATAAATCCATCATATAAGATAGATTGTTTAATAATATTATTAATATATACTTGTATAGAAACTAAATTAGTAAGATTATATACATATTGTCCGTAACCATAATTTTCATTTATTTGATTAGAATGATTACTATTTGTGATTTCAATAAATTGTGGATTATTATTATTATATGTTAATTGAGAATTACTTAAAGCTAAATTAATATATATACAAGAATAATTAAATAAATTAGTAGTAGAAGATGATGTAGTAATGTAATTATTATTATCAATAATTATATTTGTAGTAGAATATGGATTATTGGTAATAGCATCAGTATAATCACCCGAAACTGGTAAAAGTGTATAATTACTTATATTATAATTACTATAAGGAGAATATCCATATTGATTTAAATTATTAGAAACAGCAAAAGTATAATAATATTTTGTTCCTGCTCTTAGATTATTAAGAGAAATAGTAAAATTTTGATTAACGGATATATTATTTAATTGGCCTATACTACTCATATCTTGATTATTTAAAGGATATAAAGAGTAACATGATAATGTTTGATTTTGACTGAAATCAATAATATAATTTTTTAATAATGCATTACTTGTATAAATATTATTTTCTGTAAAAATAACATAATAAGTAAATAATAATGTACCTATATCACTATCCATATTATAATAAATTGGTTGAGATGGACTATTGGGATCAACGAATGATAGACCAGTAATAATTAAACTTCTATTTTCAATAGTGGGATAATTTTGTGAAAAATTATTTCCATAAATTCTCAAATCAAATGTTTGAAAAGATGAAGTTATATAATTTAAACAATTATCTAATATATCACCTGTATATTTTGATAATATAAATTGTTTATATTGATTTTGATTATAAGAAACATTATAGGGAATAGATATATTAGAACAATCGATCCAATTAGTATTAATATTATTATAAGTTCCACTAATATCTATTTGAATATAATCAATATAAGGTAATTGATTTAATTTATTGTCATTTAAATAAGCCAAATTGCAAACATTTTTAGATGTTTTATCTGTTGCAATAATACTATCATAATTCCATATAATTGTAATATTACTAGAAGATGTATATCTATAATCAAGATTAAATGTATATGGTTGTTGTGTCATAATTTGATAAAAAGTTTGTTTAACAATATTTACGTATTCTGTGGGATCGGTATTAACTATTGTTGTAGTATTATCTTGAAATGTATTAATTTGTTGTTGTTTATTTAATGTGCTAAATTGTCCTGTTGTTCTATGAACCAAAGACATAATATTATATAATAATAATATTATATAAATATAATAATATTATTATAACATAATATTATTATATATTATTATATTTAAATATTAAAATATAATAATATTTATAAGTTTATGAATATTTATAATGAAGACATAAATAATAAAGAAATAAATATTTATAATGAAGACATAAATAATAAAGAAATCAATCTTAATAATAAAAAAATAAATAATGAAGAAATGAATATTTATAATGAAGAAATTAATTTTAATAATAAAGAAATAAATATTTATAATGAAGACATAAATAATAAAGAAATAAATAATGAGGAAATCAATCTTAATAATAAAGAAATAAATAATGATAATATCAATAATGAAAAAAATAAAGAAATAAATAATGAAAAAAATAATAAAATATTAGAACATTTATTAAAATTGTATGATAATAATAATATTCCAAATATTATATTTCATGGTAATAATTTGTCAGGGAAGAAAACGATATTGGAGAGATTTTTGAATAATATATATAAAACGAATGACATATTTAATAAATATGTTTTAATAATAAATTGTTCTCATGGTAAAGGAAATATTAAATTTATAAGAGAGAATTTGAAACATTTTTCAAATTCAATAATAAATAATAAGGATAAATTATTTAAATCTGTGATATTATTGAATGCAGATAAATTAACAATAGACGCTCAATCGGCATTAAGAAGATGTATAGAAATATATAATCATAGTACTAGATTTTTTATAGTAATAGATAATAAAGAGAAATTATTAAAACCGATATTATCACGTTTTAGTGATATATATTTTAATGATAATAAGAATAATATAATACATGATGATATATTAATAAAAAAAATGAATTTATTAAATAAAAAATTAAATAGTAGTAATAATATTATATATTTGTGTGAAGAATTATATAATAATGGTTATAGTGGGAATATATTAATGGAATATATAAAATGTAAAATGAAAATAAATAAAGAGAAATTTAAATTTTTGTTGGAATTAGAAATTTATAAAAAAGAAATAAGAGATGAAAAAATAATAATATTATTTTGTTTAAATTATATTTTAAATAATAAAGAGAATCTTATTTCTTTAATTTAAAATTAATATATATTTCTCTCTTTAAATTAAAAATTAATATATATTTCTCTTTTTAAATTAAAAATTAATATATATTTCTCTTTTTAAATTAAAAATTAATATATATTTCTCTTTTTAAATAATAAAGAGAATCTTATTTCTTTAATTTAAAATTAATATATATTTATCTTTTTAAATAAAAAATTAATATATATTTATCTTTTTAAATTAAAAATTAATATATATTTCTCTTTTTAAATAAAAATTAATATATATTTCTCTTTTTAAATTAAAAGAATATAAATAACATAAAAATAATAATTTTATAATATTATAATGGAAAATATTGATTTTAATACTATATTAAATAGAAATATTATAGCAAATAAAATAGAGAAATTTTTAGAAACATTTTTTATAAATTCCAATAATAATTCTAATAATACTTGTAATAATAATTTTAATAAAATTAATAATAAATTTAAAAATCATAATAAAAAAGGATTATATTTATATGGAGATAATGGTATAGGTAAATCTAAATTTATATTAAATTTATTAAAAAATTTAGATTATGATATTTTATATTATGATAATAGTATATTAAGAAATAAAACATTAATTGAAATTATTAGTGATAGTAATTTAAGTAATAATAATGTTTATAGTATGTTTTTTAATAAACCTAAAAAAATAGTAATCGTTATAGATGATATTGAAAATATGAATCAAGGTGATAAAAATGGTATGATATTATTAATTAAATTAATTAGAGAGAAAAAAACAAAAAAACAAAAAATGGAATATATTACTAATAGTCCTATTATATGTATTAATAATAAATCTAATGATAAAAAAATATTAGAATTAATGAAAGTATGTTATAATATAGAATTAAATAAACCTAATAATAATGAATTATACAATTTAATTTTAACTATTGCACCTAATATTTTTAAATATTCTAATAGAGAAAATGAAATTATAAAAAATAATATATTAATTTTTTTAGATAATAATTTAATTGGATTAAATAAGTTATTATTTTATTATAAAAATGATTTTATATATGAAAAATTTTATAATTTTAAACATAATTTATATAGTGATAATCATAATATAAAAGAAATTACTAGTAATTTAATAAAAAAATTATATAAATTTGAAGATAATAATATAATTTTAGAAAGTGATAGAACTATTATTTCTTTAATGATACATGAAAATCTTACACAATTATTTAAACCATCTAATTATTTAAATTATATGATAATATTAGATAATTTTATATTTAGTGATTATATTGATAGAATCATTTTTCAAAAACAAATATGGCAATTAACAGAAATAAATTATATTATTAAAATATTTTATAATAATTATTTATTAAATAAATTTAATCTTTTAAAAAATATAAATATAGAAAAAATAATATTTACTAAAATATTAACAAAATATAGTAGTGAATACAACAATTTTATATTTTTATATAATTTATTACAAATGTTTTTAGTCGATAAAAAAGATTTATTTAATTATTTTAATAATATTAAAAATAATGAAACTAATGAAATTAATGAAATTAATGAAATTAATGAAATTAATGAAACTTATGAAAATAATGAAAATGAATCCAATTTTTTAGAATATTATGATATTAGTAAATTAGAATTACAAAGAATTAATAGATTAATAAATAATTTAATACAACAAGAAGAATTATCTATAGATAATATAGATAATACAGATAATACAGATAATACAGATAATACAGATAATACAGATAACTATAATATTGAGAATATTTTATTTTAAAATATATTAAATTTTATATTTTATTTTTATATCATTTTAAAATATATATTAAATATTTTATTTTAAAATATATTAAATTTTATATTTTATTTTTATATCATTTTAAAATATATATTAAATATTTTATTTTAAAATATATTAAATTTTATATTTTATTTTTATATCATTTTAAAATATATTTTAAATATTTTATTTTAAAATATATTAAATTTTATATTTTATTTTATATCATTTTAAAATATATTTTAAATATTTTATTTTTTATTTTTTACTTTTTTTAAAAAATCTTTATAATAACCTAAACATTCTCCAACATCTTCATTTTCTAAATATTCATATAATAAATCATTCTTTTCATTTATATAATAAAATTTATCTTTTATTTTTATTAAATTTAATTCTTCTTCTTCTTCTTCTTCTTCTTCTTCTTCCTCTTCTTCTTTTTCTACTTTCTCGTTTTCTACTTTCTCGTTTTCTTCCTCTTCTTCTTTTTCTATTTCCTCTTTTTTTACTTCCTTATCTTCTTCTTCTTTTTTTTCTTCTTTATCTAGATCTTCTTCTTTTTTTTCTTCTTTATCTACATCTTCTTCTTCTTCTTCTTCTTCTTTTTTTTCTTCTTCTTCTTCTTCTTCTTTTTCTTCTTTATCTTCATCTTCATCTTCTTCTTCTTCTTCTTCTTCTTCTTCTTCTTCTTCTTGTTCTTTTTTATCTTCTTTTATTTCTTCATCATTATCCATTTCATCATCATCATCATCATCATCATCATCATCAACAACATCGTCTTTATCATCTTTATTGTATTTTTTATCTATTTCATTAAACTTATTATTATTTTCTATTGTAATATCGTCTTTGTTATTATCTTCATCATTAGAATTATTATAATTTTTTTTATGAATAATATAATTTTGTTTGTTATTTAAATTATTTTGTAAAATAAATTTTTTATCATTTTCATTTTCATTTTTATTAATATTAGTTTCAATAAATAAAGAAATATTTTTTTTATTTTTATCCTCAAGTTTTAATTCTAATTCTTTATTATTTTCTTCTAATTTAATATATTTTTTATCCAATTCTAAATATTTATTTTGTAAATCATTATAATTATTTTTTAATTTTTTATATTCTGGTAAATTAAATAAAATATTTTTTAAACTTTCTAATATATCATTATTATTATTATTAATATTTTTTAAATATAAAATTAAATTTTTTTTTAAAGTATTATTAAAATCATTACTTATATTAGTAATTAATTCATTAACATTTTCGTCTATTTCAGACATAAATATTAATTATATATTATTATATAATTAGTTTTAAATAATTTAAAATTAATTATATTATATAAATTGTAAAATTATTTATTTAAATTTTTAGATAATAAAATACTTTTAGAAATAATTTTAGAATTAATTAAGAAATCATCATTTTCTTCATAAATCTCAGGTAATATTCTGGATAAAGGTTTTTCAACAATTAATAATAATCTTTCATTTTCTAATAATTTTCTATATTCTTGTATATCTAGATTACCATAAAATTTATTTAATAAATATCTAGGATCAGGAGCGGGTTTAATATTTTTATTATAACCATATATTTTACCATAAATATTATTTAATAAATAATATCTTTCAAATTTAGTAGAAGTATCAATATTTTCATTCATTAAATAAGAACAAGCACATTCAGGACTACAAAAACAACCATAACAAATATATTTTTCATTTAATTCATATTTTGGAATATATATAATATCATTATCAAAATTATAAGTACACCAAAAACAATTAGATTTATCATTAACATTATTATTTTTTAAATTAATAGATAATTCTTTTAATTTTTTAGCAATATTTTTTTTAGAATAATCATTATCATTATCATATAATTGTATATAATTATCAATATCAATATTTTTTTCAATATTTTTTTCAATATTTTTTTCATTATATTCATTATTTTCATAATTTTCATAAATTTCATTATTTTCATTTTTTTCATAATTATCATTAGTATGAATATTATGAATATTATGAATATTATGAATATTATGAATATTATGAATATCATGAATATCATGAATATCATGAATATCATTATTTTCTTTATTATCATTTAAATCTTTATATTCATGGTCTGTTTCTTTATCTTCTAAATAATTAAATAATAAATTTTTACGTCCATTAATATTATAATTATTAATTTGATTGATATTAGGGTCATAATTAATTAAAATATTATCAGTAATATCGGATAATTTACAATTTAAATGTAATATAACGTTGGAAGATGATACAGAATTAATTAAAATATTTTTAACTTCAACGATTTTACCGCCTTTAGGTTTTCTACCTCTTTTTTTATGTATTTTAATTTCAGGAATAGCGGGTTCAATTATAATATTATTGCAAATGTCTTTTAATAAATTTTCATAATAAGATTTAGGTTTTCTTCCTTTTTTTTTAATAGTTTCTTCCATTTTTTATAATATTAATTAAAATTAAAAATTTAAATACTTTTAATAAAATAATTAATATAAAATTAACTTAAAATTAATATAAAATATAATAAAAGTATTTAAATATAAAATAATAATTATAATATATTTATAATAAATATAAAATTAATATAAAATATAATAAAAGTATTTAAATATAAAATAATAATTATAATATATTTATAATAAATATAAAATTAATATAAAATTAATATAAAATTAATATAAAATTAATATAAAATATAATAAAAGTATTTAAATATAAAATAATAATTATAATATATTTATAATTAATATAAAATTAATTTTATATTAATTTTATATTAATTTTATATTTATTATAAATATATTATAATTATTATTTTATATTTAAATACTTTTATTA